TTGGGAATGTATCGAAGCAGGAACTTATACTAATTTCGGGGGTGTTGTTTTAGGTGCTAATAGCAGGGGTACAATCTTTAGAAACCTATCTGGAGTTTTTAGTATTAGCCAAGTTGCTTATGATATTACTTCAAAAGTAAATGTTTCAGATGTTATCAATAGTTTAGTATCTACGGAAACTGCAAAGCCATTATCAGCGGCACAAGGTAAAGCGTTGAATGAAAAAATAGCAAATGAAAAAAATGATATTAAATCAGATTTAATTTATAAAGCTGATTTATCGGCTGGTTTAAATATTTTTAATAAATATAGCGGATTGGTTAGGGTTGGCTATTTAGTTGATGAAACAAGCGGAATTGAAACAGCTAATCCCGCCTTTGTTGTTACGGGATTAATTAAAATTCCAAGTGGGGCAACACAAATCACAATGAATTATAAGCATAAAATTGCTTTTTATGATACCAATAAAGTTTACATAAGTGGCACAAGCCAAACGGATACAGCATTAACACAATCTGTTCCGTCGGGTGCTGTTTATGTTAATTGTAGTATTGCTGATTGGTATTGGGCTTATAATATTTTTATGGTTTCTGTTGGAACTTCAACACCCGTTGATTATGTAGATTATATTCCTTTTATCCCAAAATCATTAATTGAAGAATCTTTCACGGATGAAGTAGATGCGAGCGCAGCTTTTATAGCAAGTAACGAGGTTTTTATAAATGACTTAAAAGCTAATATAACCGATAAAGCTGATTTAGTTGTTGGTATTAATATCTTCAATAAAGATAGTGGATTAGTTAGGATTGGCTATTATGTAAGGTATGATAATGGTGTGGAAACCGCTAATGCTGCTTTTGTTTGTACGGGTTTAATTAAAATACCAAGTGGAGCAACACAAATTACTTTAAATCACAAACATCAAATTGCTTTTTATGATGTTGATGAAGTTTATATAAGTGGTACAAGTCAAACCGACACAGCGTTAACACAAACCGTTCCATCGGGTGCTGTATATGTAAATTGCACAGTTTCTGATTGGTTCTGGGCGTATGATATTTTTATGGTTTCTACGGGTACTTCTACACCCGTTGATTATGTAGCATATTCTAAAACTTTAAACCCAAGCCAAGTGCCGCTTTTAAATTTTAACAATAAAAAATGGGCGAGTTTTGGCGACAGTATTACGGAAGCTAATTTGTACCAAAGTGGAGTAATGAACAGAGTAAGCGGATTAACTCATTATAAAAGAGGAATCGGGGGAACAACCGCTATTAATATGGTAGGAGATGTTGTTTGGGTTGATGCTAATTCTCAATTTTTAGCAAGACCACCAGCTTCACAACCTGTTGGAAGTACTGAAATATCATCTTCTGGATGCACCCAGCAAAGAGTAGATACTATTCCTTTAGACACTGATATTGTGACTATTTTATTTGGTGCTAATGATTTTTTTAATATTGGACTTTTAGGCACTTTAGCAGACGAAACGAGTACAAATGTGTTTTATGGTGCTTATCAAACAATGATAAAGAAAATACAAACTAGAGTTCCTGATGCTGAAATTATATTAATTACAATGCCCTATCGAACAAATGAGCATACAACAGTTCAAGATGGAAGTTATTATGAAGATTACAGACAAGCGGTCAGAAATATTGGTGCAAAGTTCAAGTATAGAGTAATTGAAATGAATAAGTCGGGGATTAATAAACTGAATTATGCAACTTATTTAGCCGATGCTGTTCATCCAAATGCTTTAGGATATGAAAGAATGTCGAGAGTTGTTTTGGAAGAATTTAAAAGTATTTTTTAAATGAAAATAATCATTCTAATACTGTTCACATCGATTTGTTTTGCTCAAAGTAGCATCGTTGCATCAGGAAGCGAAACCTACACAATAGGCGAAACATTCCCAATAATGCAAAGTGTTGATACGATAGTAGAAGAAGTGAGTTTAGGAGTGCCAAAATGGGAAGTGCCAACAGAAATAAAAACAACACCAAAGAAGAAAGTTTCTTTTTTACAAAGTATAATTAATTTTTTAAAAACAATTTTTAAACAGAAATAAAATGACAGATTTAAAAACAACAGTATTAGGATTTTTAGGAGCGTTTTGGTTTTTAGCGCAGCCGATAATTACAAACGGAAACTTTGACTTTGCTAGAGATTGGAAAAGTTTAATTTTTGCAGCACTAACAGCGGCTTTTGGATATTTTGTAGGAGATAAAAAACCGACTGAATAATGACAAAATTAGAATCCGAAAGAATAGACCGTGTAGAAAATCATTTAAAGTTCATTAAAAGCGATGTAAACGATGTTTTAGCGGCTTTGATAGGTACAGATGCAAACGGTAAAAAGGGAATCGTTCCAGAGGTTGCCATAATTCAATCAGAAATCAAATTAATAAAATTAGAAATTGAAGCGATTAAACTTGCCAACGGTAAAAAGGAAATAGTTTTCGAACAGTTGAAATATGGTGTTGGTGTTGTGTTTGTTGGTTTTGTTGGGATAATTTTAAAATTACTTTTTGGATGAAATTAGATGAAAACGGTTATAAATTAATAACAGGGTTTGAGGGTTTGAAACTTAAACCTTATTTGTGTAGTGCAAGAATACCTACTATCGGGTACGGTAACACCTATTACAGCAACGGGAAACACGTAACTTTATTAGATGAAGCAATAACACAAGTACAAGCCTTTGAAATGTTTAAAGAGATTGCAGACCGTTTCGCTTTAGCAGTCAATCGACAATTAAAAAAAACCGTTACGCAAAATCAATTTAACAGTTTGGTTTCTTTCGCTTACAATGTAGGAACGGGAGCATTTATAAGTAGTACTTTATTAAAGAAAGTCAATAGTAACCCAAACGATCCGAGTATTAAAACCGAGTTTTTAAAATGGAATAAAGCAGGGGGTAAAGTTATAAACGGATTAACTATTAGAAGAAATCAGGAACAAATAAATTATTATTTATGACAACATATAATTTTCCAAACCACAGAAAAGGCGATACTTTCAAAGCACGTCAAATAGTTTTAGGATTCAATATTACGGGCGCAACTATTAAAATGCAGTTTAGATTGGCAGGTGCTTCTAATGTATCTTTTGAATGGTCAACGGTTGGCAGCACATTTGTAGTAACCAATGCAGCAACGGGAACAATCACAATGAATAAAAGAATATTAGATTTCAAACCTGCTACTTATGTTTATGATTTTCAGATAACAGATGTTAACGGAGATGTAATGACTTATTTTGAGGGTTCAATGTTAATCGTGCAAGACAAAACAGTATGATAACCATTAACGAAATAGTTGAAAATGTAAATATAACGGTTGATGAAATTACCGAAAATATTACTGTATCTATTACCGAAAATACAATACCCGTAACGATTGCAATAGCGGAGTTTGGAATACAAGGACAAAAAGGCGATACGGGTTCGCAAGGAATTCAAGGAATTCAAGGAGCAGCAGGAACGAATGGAACGAATGGAACGAATGGAACAGATGGAGAACAAGGAATACAAGGAATACAAGGTATTAAAGGCGATACGGGAAACACGGGCGCACAAGGTATTCAAGGAATAAAAGGAGATACAGGCGATAATGGTACAAATGGCAGTCAAGGAATACAAGGAGAAACGGGAGCAACAGGAGCGCAAGGAATACAGGGCATACAGGGGATAAAAGGCGATACAGGAAATGATGGAAATACAAACGTATTTATTCAGCAAACCGATCCTGCATTATCTCAAAATTATGTATGGCATCAAATCGATGCTTTAGGAAATTTAACAACAACTTGGATTAACACAATATAATATGGCACTACAAAACGCTTTTGGAAATTTAGCAACAGAAGCTAAACAAGATTCAATAATAAGCAAACTACCAACGCCAAACGCAGATATGCCTTTGAGTGATACACTTGCAATTCCTGTTAGAACAGCACCACAAAAATACATAGATTGTTCTTTTGCTAATGTTGGCTCTGGGTTGTTAACTACTGATTTTGATTTAAAAGCTACGGGTACAGGGATGACAATCTCACAATCAGCAGGAAACTTGCTAATCGCAACAGGAACTACAACAAATTCGGAATCTGTTATTAGAAGTATATCAAGCGTAAACGGTGCATTAACCTTAAAATCAATTATAACACTATCTCAAAGGATTGTAAATAACAACTTCTTTGTTGAATTAGTTGATATTATAGGGGATTTATTAGCTTATAATATTGTAAATACAACGACAGTAGATGTTACAAAAGTAGCACACGGATTTACAGTACAAAATGTAGGGCAAAGAATGGATTTAGTTGCTTTGTCAAGTGTAGGCGTTCCAATGGAAGGAGTTATTGCTTCAATACCAAACGCAGACACTATACGATTTACTGTGGCAGGTTATCCTGCAAGTGGTTCAGGCACATTATCGCTAACAGGATATAATAAAATAGAGTTGCTTTATACAGGTACTACAGCTACAAATGCTACATTCAACACACGAAGAAAAGGTTGGCAAAATACAGCCGTTACAGCAACTATCAACACATCAACATCAGGGCATTTAGTATCTGTAAATTCTGAAAACGGAGTAACTTCTTTATCAGATAAAACTTTAGCAGCAGGGAACGCATTAGCGGATAGAACTTCTTGGGATGCAAATATACCACAACCCGACATTAATTTATACGTTCAAATTAGAGCAAAAAACGGTACTACAGCACCTGCAACAACCACAACGTTGACAGTTGGAATGGTTAGAGTAGAAGATTATATCCCTACTCAAATTTCGGTTACTTCAACAAGACAACAAACGTTAAATAATTCAATGCCTGTAAGGGTTTTAAGCGCACCTACTACAGCCGTTTCTGGTTCTTTAACAAGCGCAGGA